ACTTTATCGAAGAGTATAAAGGCGTTGGTAACATGAAAATATTTGGCAGCACAGACTATATCTGCCAATTTATCCAAGAGAATTATCCCGACGAAATCCTATTTGATATTAACCAAATCAATATTGCCTCGTTTGACATCGAGGTCGACATACGAGATGGTTATGCTAACATAGAACAAGCAGATAAAGAAATCACATCTATTGCTTATCACAGTTCTCGAAGTTCCAAATACACGCTTCTTGCGATGAAGGACTTTGATAAAACCAAAACAATCAGTGGTGTAAATCCTGATGACATCGAATTTGTGCAATTCAGTAACGAAGTCCAATTACTTCGCTACTTTGTAGAGTTATGGTGTGCAGATTATCCAGACATTGTGACTGGTTGGAATGTGGAATACTTTGACATACAGTACATTGTGACTCGAATTATTCGTCTCCTTGGCGAAGATGTTGCAAAAAGATTATCGCCGTGGAAAAGTATTAAAAAGGTTTCGCATGAGGTCTTCAACAAGGTTCAATCCACATACAAAATCTCTGGCATGACCGTCATTGATTACATGGACGCCTTCAAAAAGTTTGGATACAAATACGGCCCTCAAGAATCTTATAAACTTGACCATATTGCATATACTGTACTCGGTGAAAAGAAATTGGATTATTCTGAATATGGAAACCTAACAGCTCTTTATGACGAGAATCCACAATTATATCTTGACTATAATCTCAAAGATACACACTTAATTACTCGACTCGAAGAGGAAACAAGTTTATTGGCATTGGTTATGACTGTCGCGTATGGCGGCGGTGTTGATTATAAAGGTGCCTTTGGTACTGTGGGTATATGGGAAACAACCATCTATCGCAGATTGATGAAAGACAAAATGGTTCCACCTCTTAAAGGTGGTCCCGGCGAAAATTTAGGAGCACTAGTTGGTGGTTATGTTAAAGATCCAGTTCCTGGCATGCACCCTTGGGTTGTCAGTTTTGATCTCAACTCCCTTTATCCTCACCTGATGTTGCAATATAACATGTCACCAGAGACCTTGGTCAATGATAGACGTGAATATGTCACTCAGGACATGGTATTAAATGGCGAATATCAAAATGATGATCCATCTGTATCGGTTTGTGCAAATGGTGTATGTTTCCGAAATAATCAGGTTGGTATCATTCCAGGTATCATTAATGAATACTATCGTAATCGTGTCACAATCAAAAAGCAGATGCTTGCGGTAGAACAACAACTTGAGGTAGAGGTTGACAATACTGAGAAGAAACGACTCAGACGAGAAATGAATCAACTTCACAATTCTCAAATGTCAATTAAAATTGCAATGAACAGTTTGTATGGCGCAACTGCCAACAAATACTTTTTATATTATATCGCAGAAATGGCAGAGGCAATTACAACATCTGGCCAATTATCAATCCGATACGCTCAGAAATCTGTCAATAATTACTTGAACAAAACGCTTGGCACAAAAGATGTTGATTATGTCATTTATATCGACACTGATTCTATCTATGTGAACTTTGGCTCATTAATACAAGAGGTATTTGGTACAACTGATATTGACCGTAATAAAGGCGAAGAGTTCCTAGACAAAGTTTGTTCTACAAAAATTGAACAAATTATCGAAAATGGCTATGATGATCTCAAAACCAAAATGGGTGCATATCGAAATGCGATGGTGATGAAACGAGAAAAAATTACCGACCGTGCAATCTTTGTTGCGAAGAAAAGGTATATTCTCAATGCACTTAATTCCGAAGGTGTACATTATGATACACCTAAGATATCTGTGACTGGTCTTGAAAGTGTTCGTTCATCTACGCCTGAAATTTGCCGAGAGAAAATGAAAGAGGCATTCAATGTAATTATGAATGGTACCGAAGAGGATACTCAAAACTTCATTAAGGACTTCAAAGACGAATTCAAGTCATTACCGGTAGAAGACATTGCTAAAACATCTGGCACAGACGACATCGAAAAATATAAAGACAAGGCAATGCTTTTCCGTAAAGGTTGCCCGATTCATGTTCGTGGTGCGATATTATATAATCATCACTTGGCACAGAAAAAACTTAATAAAAAGTATGTGTCAATCCAATCCGGTGACAAAGTGAAATTGATTTATCTTAAAATGCCAAATCCAATTCAGCAAAATGTTATCAGTTTCCCTGGAGTTTTGCCAAAGGAAATGGAACTTACTAAATATATTGACTACGACACACAGTTCAACAAAGTTTTCCTAACACCAATCGAAGGCATTCTAGATGCTCTTGGTTGGTCATCAGAAAAAATAAACACAATCGAGGATTTCTTTACATAATGAGAATCTTAATAGTAACAAATTTTAGAGCAGGAAGCACTGCATTTACGCTTCACAAAGCACAAGAATATGATGTTCCTTATAAAGGGGAAATGTTTTCCAGGCCCAGACCTTATGGTATAGGCCAAGCTATGTCTAATGTGGAAATTGTAAATTCAAAAGTAAATATGACCGACGATGAACGAGATTGGAGAACTTCTGAGGAACTATTCATTCACCAACTTGAAAATAATTTCCCTTGTTGTTTAAAATATATGCCTCACCAATTAGAAAATATAGAAGCAAATTTTGATAAGCTGATGCAGAATGTAGATAAGATTTATTACCTGTATCGTAGAGATTTTATGGCTCAATGTAAAAGTTGGATTGCTGTAAGACGTATCGGTGATTTTGGTGGCACAGGCTTCACTGAAAGTTATGGTAAACGACCACCAAATGATGAAATTAGACAAAGAGAAATCCATCTGGGAACTTTAGGTAAGGGCAAAAAGGTCGTACATGAAGTTTCTATAAAGGACGAATCTCATCTAAATTGGCATTTAAGATCTTGGTTGCTTGTAAATCAACTTATAGACAAGTATAAGCTTATGGCAGAGATATATCAACAATACCCTGGGGAAATTGTGTGTTTGGAAGATTACTTTGAGGATAAACCATTTGATAGGTATAATAGAGAAGTAATCTTTGACCAAGATCCAATCATACCAGAGGACTTTTGCCCAGAGACACTTTTTAAAAGTATTGACAAATCATAAAATTTATGTTATAATAACCGTTTAGGAGAAAAAAATGAGCTCAAATGATATTAAAATAGTAAGGCTTTCAACCGGTGAAGAAGTTGTAGGCCGAATTAAAGAAACAGAAGATACCGTAGCAATTATAGATGGTATTCTTTTGGTCCCAGCTGGTGAAGGTAAAATGGGAATGATTCCTTTTGTACCTTACGGCGACGGAGGTGATGTAGTTGTGAACAGAAATCATGTAATGTTTATTACAAATCCTGGTGACCAACTTAAAGCACAAATAGTAAAAATGACTTCAGGCATTGAAATACCAACAGAAGGCCTAAGTATTATTAAATAGGACTTTATTATGATAGAAATATATGGAAAGCCAGCATGTGGTTATTGCACAATGGCTAAAAACCTATGTGAACAGAAAGGCGTTGAATACAAGTACCTTTCATTAAATGAGGATTATACTGCAAATGAATTCTTTGATAAGTTTCCAAACGCAAGAACTTTTCCTCAAATTACAGTAAATGATACTCTTGTTGAAGGAGGCTACCAAGGATTGGTAGAACACTTTAATGGGTGAGTTAGGTAAAGCATTATTAGCAACAGCTGTCATTGCTTTATTTTTTGGATTTACAATTTATCCAGACCTAGAATATACTGGCGTGAGCCGTGTTCAAGCATGTACTGATGAATGCTATGAAGAGTATGTTGCTGTGAATGGAACACCAGCAGAAATTGAACAAAGAAAACAGGCTTTGGCCGCAACTGATGCTTTCTCAGGTATCAGATCATTATGGGCTGGTTGTGCCGCATGCCATGGAGCAGATGGTGGTGGCGGTGTCGGGCCAATGTTAGCCGGTCAATCCTCAGATGATATTATTAACAAACTGACCATTTATAAAAATAGAGGCCAAATTGGTTCTCAATCTGCTTTAATGTGGAGTCAGGCAGCAATGTTATCTGATGAACAAATTGAAACAATTGGAAAATTCGTACAAGAAGGATTTCCAAAATAGGGGTTGACAAATACTCAAAAATATGTTATACTATACTAAATATTTAAATACATCGCAATATTATGAAATACGAAAATGTTCTAGAGGTGTTTCTCACAATATTTGAGTCGGAAAGATTAAATAAAACAGAGGAATTACAAAAAGACGGACTCAGTATCCTGGGTAATGTCCTATTCCAAGGTAAAAATCCACCAGTAAAATATATTTCTAAGAAAGCATTAGAAGTATTAGAAATGAGAAGAGCTAAAGGATTACCCTGGAAGGCACCTTGCTATGAGCATTTTTACGGTAGAAAAGATTCCGTATACGATATTTGGGAAGCATGGAAACGTGGTAAGAGTAACAAATTTCTTACAAAATTAATCGAATCAAGATGTCGTGGCCATTATACAACCCCACAAGAAAATATGGAGTTGAGAAGGTGGAACCATTTGCAAAATTGGAGAGACATGTATGAATCGGCAGGGATAGAATTGCTACCCTGGGATCCTACTCCAAACAGAACATACGATTATATCATTGAAGGTGAAACATACGAATCTATATCGGAAGTAAGTGAAAAATATGGTGTCACAAAAGATGCTGTTACATACAGATGTAAGTCTGATACCGAAAGATTTAAGGATTGGACACGAAAACCGATTGATGAATAATTTACTAAATATATGTCAGAGGTGATTTATTATGAGTGATAAAAATTTAAAAGATTATACAAAAGATA